CTTAGAGTTAGCCGCCTCTCTGTGCCGTCAGTTTGAGGGCTACCGTGCCAAGCCGTACCTGTGTCCGGCTGGCATTCCCACGATTGGATACGGCAGTACCTATTACTCTGATGGCCGTAAGGTAGATTTAAACGATCCACCGATGGATGAACCCACGGCTCGGGCACTTTTGATGGTTGAGCTAAACCATACTTACCTACCCGGAGTTTTGCGTAACTGCCCCGGTCTAATTACTGACGAGCGTAAGTGCAACGCCATAGTTGACTTCTGCTACAACCTTGGTATAGGACGCTTGCAAACAAGCACGTTAAAGAGGAAAATCAACGCCAATGATTGGGACGGGGCCAAGGAACAACTGATGCTCTGGACTAAAGGGGGCGGCAAGGTACTGCCGGGACTACTAAAACGCCGCACTGCCGAGTGCGCACTGCTGGACTAACCGATGCCATTACAAAAGATTCTGTTTAAGCCGGGCGTCAACCGGGAGAATACTCGCTACACAAATGAGGGTGGCTGGTATGAGTGCGACAAGGTTCGTTTTCGTCAAGGCACTCCGGAAGTTATTGGCGGCTGGCAACCCATCTCCGGCTACACATACCAAGGCGTATGCCGATCACTTTGGAATTGGTCCTCACTGGCTGGCGCTAACTATATTGGCGTTGGCACAAACGTTAAATTTTACGTTGAAAATGGTGGGTACTACTATGACATCACGCCGATTGCTTCCACAGTAACGCTGGGCACAAACCCATTTACGGCCAACGGCACAACCACAGTAACAGTTACAGCCTCAACAACCGGTTTGACGATTGGCACGTTTGTCACGTTCTCTGGCGCTACTGGTACATACGCTTCTACTTTTAACGCCCAGTACCAAATTCAAACTGTAGGCGCTAGCTCATTTACGATCACAGTTGGCTCGGCTTTGACTGCTGGATCGTACGGTGGCTCTGCTGTTTCTGCGGCTTTCCAAGTAAGCGCTGGCCCTGCCACTCCTGTTCCTTTGCTTGGTTGGGGCGCTGGTACTTGGGGGCAGTTGGGCACAACATGGGGTAACGGCGGCACTTCTACATCAGCACTGCGCTTGTGGAACCAAATTAACTACGGCCAAGATTTAGTCTACGGCCCCCGTGGTGGTGGGTTGTACTACTGGTCAGCGACATCCGGTACAGGCACTCGCGGCGTGTTGCTTAACTCCAAAGGCGGCACAGTCACGTTTACTAATGCTTCCCCCACGCTTGTTACCTCTACGATTGAGTACACAGAAGGCGCGGCTTTGCAATTCTCAGGTGGCTCTTTACCGTCTGGAGTTTCTGCGGCAACTACGTACTATGTGTATCAAGTTAACGGGCTGACATTTAATTTGTTGGATACTGCGGGAAACCCCGTCAATACAACTTCTACAGGCTCTGGCTCGGTGTCACTGATTGTGGACGTGCCAACTGTGCAGAACAATCTGACAGTTTCGGACACTTCCCGTTTTGTGATTGTGTTTGGTTGCAACGATTACGGCTCGAGCACAATGGATCCAATGTTGATTCGCTGGTCTGCGCAAAACGACCCGTACAACTGGACACCTGACCCGACTAACCAAGCTGGGTTTGTTCGCCTTTCTCATGGCTCACAGATTGTGACCACGGTTCAGACCCGCCAAGAGATTGTTGTGATTACCGACTCAAGCGTGTATTCGCTCCAGTACCTTGGCCCCCCATACGTGTGGGCACCGCAGTTGCTAGGTGACAACATTTCAATCATGAGTCCCAACGCGGCTGTGATTGCTTCTGGTGTTATCTACTGGATGGGCGTTGACAAGTTCTATGTATATGATGGTCGTGTACAGACGCTTAACTGCGACCTGCGCCGCTACGTTTTCCAAGACCTTGACCAGACACAGGCATTGCAAGTTTTCTGCGGCACAAACGAAGGCTTCAACGAAGTGTGGTGGTTCTATTGCTCTTCTGGCAGCTCAACCGTAGACAAGTACGTGGTGTACAACTACCTTGAGAAAGTCTGGTACTACGGCACGATGGCACGCACAGCATGGTTGGATTCTGGCTTACTGCCGTTCCCGATTGCAGCAACATATAGCAACAACATCGTCTTCCATGAAGACGGGTTAAATGACAACACAACAGGTACAAATAACGCGATTGATGCTTATATCAGTTCGTCTGAGTTCGATATTGGCGACGGCCACAACTTTGGTTTTGTCTGGCGCGTGCTTCCGGATTTAACTTTCTCTGATTCATCTAACGCACCCAACGGCGATGTGCCCAAGGTAACAATGACGTTGTACGGTCTGACCAATTCGGGTTCCGGCAGGACAAGTAGCGCAAGCCAGAACGTATCTAGCAGCAGTGCATACGACATTACGGAAGAGTTCACGGGGCAGATTTACACCCGCATGCGTGGCCGTCAAATGATCTTTAAGATTGAGTCAAACCAAGTCAACACTGCTTGGCAGTTGGGCGCACCCCGTATCGACATTAGACCGGACGGCAGACGCTAATGGCTAACAATGATCGCATCATTAACCCGGCAGCCCCTAACTTACCGTTGGGCGGTACAGAGTACGAACGACAGTGGCAAGATCAGTATTCCAACGTTTTGCGCCTGTACTTCAACCAACTGCGTAATGCACTGACCGAGTTACTTGGTAATGTTGGCGGGCGGTACGTTGCGTTCCCTTACGGCGCGTTTCACCAAAATGGGTATACAACTTTAACTAACGCTATACCGACTTCAGGCTCAACTGCAACTATTGTTGTTGGTTCAACTGTGGGATTTGCATCTGCTGGAACTATTATTATTCAAAAAGAACTAATTAGTTATACAGGCAAAACTGCCACTACATTTACGGGCATTACTAGATCGCAGTACGGTTCATCAGGCGCTTCACATGCTGCGGGTGTTTATGTATCGGAAGCTCAGGCGGTACCCTCTGCAACTACGGCTTTAGCTATCCCATTCGATACGACAGATGCTAGCAATCAAGTGTCTTTAGACCCCACAGATAACACCAAAGTTGTTTTTGCTATTGCTGGGTATTACAACATCCAGTTCAGCATTCAGCTTTTAAACGCTAAAAGTTCAATAGATAACGTAACTCTTTGGTTTAGGCAGAACACTGTTGACATTCCATATTCGGCTGGTATTGCAACCGTTCCTCTTGGCCCCGGCACTACTTTAGGCGCAAGTCTTGTGGCTTGGAACCTAGTTTTACCTGTAAACGCTGGTGATAATATCCAGTTAATGATGGCTTCAGAATCTGGAGATACAGTAGCGGGCACTTATCCACCCGGAACAGCACCTGTGCACCCAGCAGCCCCATCCATCATTCTTACTGCAACATTTGTGTCTGCGCTTCCACCATGATATTATCGACCAACCCCCATTTTGAGAGGCAAAAATGAGCCTTCACGTACTAGCCGAGCACATGGCATCCAAAGGTCGCAACGGCGATTCGATGCTTGTCCATATGACCCCCGGAGAAGTCGCTGGACTTCATGCCCTTGCTGTTAAACATGGCGGGCAACTGACCATTAACCCAGATACGGGTTTACCCGAAGCTAACTTCCTTAAGTCTATTTTGCCAATGTTGGCAGGTCTTGCTCTTGGCCCCGCCGGTTTGGGTTTGACTATTGGTGGTTTATCAAGCGCGGCTACCGCGGGCTTGCTGGTTGGTGGTGTTACTGGATTGGCTACGGGCAGTCTGTCCAAAGGCTTGATGGCTGGTTTGGGTGCGTATGGTGGCGCAGGTATTGGCGAAGGATTGGTAAATTTAGGTAGTACCGGTTTTAGCCCCGAAACCCTTGCGCAAGCCAATAAATCTGTAGACCCAATTGCTGCACTTAGCGAAGCACCTAAACAGGCAATTCCTACGGGGTTTGAAGCTGCTAAAGCTGGTTTGACTACTGCCTTAGATGATCCTAAAGCGTTGTTAAATCAAATGGGTGGCGCAAAAGGCGCACTTACTACCGTAGGTATGGCGGCAGCCCCTATCCTTGCTGACCAGATGGTTCCAACAACCACCAAAGCTCCTGCACCCATGAACCCCGGAATGATTCGCCAAAAGATTTGGGATGGCCGTCAGTTTGTGGACGTTGGCCCTGTTGCGGCTGACCAGTTTGGTAACAAAAGTTTCTCTGATGTTTTTAAAGGTTATAGCGCCAAAGATGGCGGTATCGTTGCTTTAGCGGATGGTGGTGCGGTGCGTATGGCTGATGGTGGTTATACACAAGATCAAATCAATGCCGCCCTTGCAAGCGAAATGGCTGCGCGCCCCGGTACTTCTCAGGCTGACTTGGCCAACTATGCTAAGTCCCAGTACGGTTTGACAGACGCACAAATTAACGCTGCATACGCCGCGCAACAACCCCCTGCCCAAGCGCAAACCGCAGCCCCAGTTGATTACAATAAATTGGCAACGCAGTATGTAGCAGGAGCAATGGGGCCAGACGAAACAACAAACCAATTTATCTCTGGTGCAAACACTGCCGGTATTGGTTTGACTCAACCTTTGGCCACTGCTTTGCAAAATTCAGGTTTGTCTGCTGGTGCTCAGTATGCACTGACTCACGCTGACATTGGCCCTTCTTCTAACGCTGCCGAAACTTATGGTGGTTTAAAGGGTTTGAGCAACAACATCAATTATGCGCTTAGCCAATACAACGCAGACCCTACCAATAAACTTAAAACTGCTGACCAAAAACGGGCAGAAGCAAGGGCGGCGCTGGGTAAAGATTTGACTGAAGCTGATGTTATTCGTGCAACAGGTAAAACAATCAACGAGTTGTTCCCCAAGACAACTACAGTAACGCCAACAGGTGTATACGGTGAATACGGCAACAACACAGGCAATCCTTTGACGTCAACTTCTGGCGACATTGGTATGAATCCTGACGGCACAGTGACTGTAACGCCTAATATTCCCGGTCGCCCCCAAGGTGGATTTACGGGCATGGGCCAAGTTAAAAATGCTTACACTGCTGGCGGTGGTAGTTTGGGTTACATTCCATACGCACCTAAAACGATTGACGAGTTCAACGCCAAATACGCTGACCGTATGAGTGGTGATTCCAAAGCCGCTTATGATTACCTTACAGGTAAAGCCGGTGCCGCATACCCTGTTAAATCCACAGTGGGTCAGATTTCTCGCCCATACGATGAGGCAGTTTTGGGCTACCCTGCACGGGGCAACTTGCCATACATATATGACAAAGCCACCGGTAAAATGGTGCGTAACATGGACTACATAGCGCCAGCCCGTGATTCAAGCGGTAACGTGGTGTACGGTATGTCGCTGAACGACGTTAAGAAATATTTAACTGATTCACCATTGTCAGGCCAAGCCTTGTACGACTGGGCTAAAACAAACAACTTGTCTGCCCAACAGATTGCAGATGCCACAGGTCAATCTCTGTCACAGGTGTATGCGCAATTCCGCGCAGGTCAGCAGGCTGCGACAGCCACTGATAAAAAGAAAGCCGATGAAGCTGCTGCAACAGCCGCGGCAGCTAACGTTTCTCAAGATGGTGGTACGAGTGGGGGCGTTAGTGCTAGCTCTGGCGATAGTTCGGGCGACAGTGGCGATGGTGGAGATGGAGGCACTTCCGCTAAACGCGGTGGATTGCAACTTGCGTACGCTATGGGTGGCATGTCTTACTCTGGCGGTGGCCTTGGCACATTGGGTGGTTACTCTGACGGTGGCCGTTTGCTCAAAGGCCCCGGTGATGGCGTGTCCGATTCCATACCCGCAACGATTGGCGCTAAGCAACAACCCGCACGCCTTGCCGATGGTGAGTTTGTAGTGCCTGCGCGTATTGTATCTGAGTTGGGTAACGGCTCAACAGATGCAGGTGCTAAGAAGCTTTACGCCATGATGGATCGCGTGCAACGTGCGCGGGGTAAAACCACAGGCAAAAACAAAGTTGCGGCCAATACCCGCGCTGACAAATATCTTCCCGCTTAAGGAATAGATCATGGCTGATCCACAAATTTCGCAGATAACGCAGTCGCAAACCACAATCCCCGACTATGCAAAACCGTACGTTGAGAATTTATTAGGGCAAGCGCAAGCCTATACTGACCCTTCTCAAAACCCCTATCAGCAGTATATGGGGGAGCGTCAGGCGCAGTTCTCGCCTTTGCAGCAAATGTCTTACGACAATGCGGCGTTGATGCAGTCTCAACCCCAGTTGCAAGATGCCTCGGCTTTAGCGGGCATGGCTGGTCTGGGGGCACTCAATACACAATATACCTTCCGCCCCGCTAACTTCTCCTCTGCTGATGCTCAGAGTTTGATGAACCCCTACATGCAGAATGTGGTGGAACGTCAGCAACAGGATGCAACACGCCAAGCCGCTATCGCTGCCCAAGCTCAAGGTGCGCAAGCTGCACGCGCAGGCGCGTTTGGTGGAAGCGGTGACTATCTCATGCGTGCACAAGCCGCAGGTAATCTGGCACGTCAAAAAGGCGACATCCAAGCTACAGGGTTGAACAATGCGTATGGCCAAGCTCTACAGCAATACAACACCCAGAACCAACTGAACGCTCAGCAACAACAGTTTGGCGCGGGTCTGGGATTGCAAGGTTTACAAACAGCCAACACTGCCGCGCAGAATTTGGCCAACATTGGTCAGACGCAGTACGGTCAGAACATGGGCATCAATCAGTTGCAGAACCAGTACGGCTTGCAGCAACAGCAGCAACAGCAAAACATTCTGAACAATCAGTATCAGGATTTCCTGAACTACCAGAACTCACCATATAAGCAGATGGGCTTCATGTCCGACATCTTGCGTGGCTTGCCTTTGACTCAGCAGTCTTCGACCATGTACCAGACTCCCCCTTCATTGGGTTCGCAGTTGGTTGGTGCAGGTACGTTGGCGGCAGGTGTTGCACTCAAAGCTAAAGGTGGTTCGATTAAAGAGAAGCCCGCTGGTCTGGCTGATCTGGCTTTATCCAAAATGGCGTAAGGAAGTAACATGGCGATCGATCAAAGAAACATCTCCGCTGAACTGCGCATGATGAATGACCAGCAATTGCAGCAATACGCTGCGATGCACAAAGCCGACCCTTACATTTTCCCTTTGGCTTTCCAAGAGAGCCAGAACCGTCAAGCATTGCGTGCAGGGAAAACTGCACAGATGGCTGGTATGGAACAGCCCAAGGTGGCGGATGCCGCACTGATGGCAATGACGCCAACAGCAGCCCCTGAAATGCAGGGCATCGGCAAGCTACCTGCTCCCAATATGCAACACATGGCTGACGGCGGTATCGCAGGGTTTGACGAAAGCACTAACTCACCCATGTCCCGCGAAAACTTAGATGGTATGGGCAACACGGGTGGTATGTTCAACTACGCCCAAGATGGTGGCGGCGTTATGCGCATGGCAGCGGGTGGACACATTCCACGTTACGGTGGCCCCACAGATGGTGAAGACCCCGATCAAGTTGTGTCTGATGATAATAGGTCTTTTATTGAAAAACTGTTGTATTCAAATCTTACCCCCGCAGAACGGGCGCGTAAGAAATCATTGGAAGACCAAGCAGAAGGCAGGCGCACTACTAAAACTTCTCTTAACGCGGAACGCGACCGCAATATGGCAGAAGTTAACCGTAGTAACCCTAACAAAACCCAAGAAACACTGGAGCGTGTGGGACTTGCTACTCGCCAAAACCAACCTACTCAACAAGTAGTTGGACAGCCAGCCACCCCTGCTAATCCACCGAGCGTTAAGGTTCCTAGCGTGGGCACAAACAAACCCGCGCCTGCGCCTGCGCCTGCGGCACCTACCGAAACCGCCGCTACTACTGTAGGTACACCCGCGTACACACCAAGCAACCCTGAAGACATCCGCAGAACCGCCGACACAATGGCCAAGCCTGAGTTGGAAGAAATCCAAAATGCTTATAAGCCATACGCCGAGCAGTTTGGTCAGGAACGCACTCGTCTTGCAGAACGCGAAAAAGGCAACCTCAGTGATGCATTAATCCGCGCAGGTTTGGGCATGATTGGCGGCAGGTCACAGTTTGCCGGAGTTAACATTGGCGAAGGTGGTATCCAAGGTCTAAATGCTTACCAAGAAGCGCAGAAGGCCGATGATGCCGCACGTAAAGCTTTGATGCAGTCTGAGATGCAAATGGCTGCTGCGCAACGCGCTGAACGTACAGGTGCCCGTAGAGATGCCGTGTCTTTGACGCATCAAGCAGAACAGTCTAAGCAGGTGGCCGTACAGTTGGCAAACCAATCTCAGCAGATTAAAAATACCGAAGCGTTCCAACAAGGCCAGCTCGAACATTACAAACGCGCTGATGCTGCCGCTATGCTAGCTGCCCAAAACCGTGGTTTGGGCGCAAACGCTAACGAGAACAAGTTAATTTTGAACGCTTTGGTTAAAGAGCGTGACGATATTGCTAAACAACTTGATCCAAAAGCCAACCCCTTTATTCATCTGTCTAAAAATGCGGAAGAAAAGGCACGTTTGGTCGCACGTCGAAATCAGTTAAACGCAGCTATTGCAGGGATGACGCCAGAAGGTACAATCCCATCTGGGCTAACGCTCGCAGGCTCCCCCACTGGAAGTGGTGGCGGGGATAAAGTTATAGATTTCAATAAGATATAGCATCATGGCATATTCGATTCGCCTCCCAGACGGAACCCTTGTACAGAACATACCTGACGAAGTAACCCCGGAGGCGGCGAAAGCTAAGATTCTTCAAGCCCGTCCTGACCTTGCCCCCAAAGAGCGTTCACTGACTGAGGCTGCAACCGATATAGGCGCTAGTGCCATATCGGGGCTTGGCAGTTTGGTGCAGCTACCCGGCCAACTGTATGGGTTGGCCACCGGTAATATGGAAAAGACCGGTACATTGGGGCTTGGGGAAAACATTCAGAAGTACGGCGAAGAAATGAAATCCGCGGGTTTAAAAGCCCGTGAAGCCGCCCGCGCACGTAATGTGCAAGAAGCCGAAAAGCGTGGCCAAGGCGCTGCGTTTGTAACATCTTTTGCCGAAACCCTCAAAGACCCTGCCCTGCTTACATCGTTCCTTGCTGAGCAGGTGCCACAGCTTCTAGTACCCGGAGCCGGTGCTGGTATTGCAGGGCGTGCAGCCCTCAAGCGTGGTATTGCCGCGGGGGTTGAAGAAGCTGCCGCTAAAGAAGCCGCTGTTCAAGCAGGCACACGTGCCGCTATTGGTGTAGGTGCAGTGCAACAAGGCGCTGATGTTGGTTCACAAGCTTATGAAGATATTTACAAGAAGCTTATCAAGGATGGTAAGCCTGCGCCTGAAGCTGCGGGTATTGCTCTCAACCTAGCCCGTGCCGCTGGTGTATCAGGTGCAGTCATATCTTTGTTGGCGCAACGCCTCCCCGGTGCAAAAGCTTTGGAAGAAGCTCTGGCTGGTAAGAAGGGTGTGGCCGGTGTATTGGCTGGCGCTGGTAAAGGCGCGCTGGGTGAAGCCTTAAGCGAATCCGTAGAAGAAGGTGGTGGTAAGTTCACACAGAACTTGGCCATGCGTGAAGTTGATCCTACTCAAGCATTGATGCAAGGCGTTGGCGCAACCGCTGGTCAGGCGGCTGTTGGTGGTGTTGGTATGGGCGGCGGTGCGGGTGCTATCAGTGGCCTGCGTGGAGGCGAAGCTCCTACGGTACAACAAATACCCGGGCAGCCAACTTTTACAGAAGCCCAAGCACAGGCCGCACGTGAAGCACGCGCCCGTGAACAAATGGGTGTCAAGCAAGGCCGTGAAGCCCGTGAGGGTGAAAAGTTAATTGATGCAGAAGCTAAAGCGCAAGCCGCCCAAGAGCAGGCTGTCCGCGTACAGGCTGAGCAACAAGCCGCCCAAGAACTACAAGCATTACGTAACCAACGCCAAGCTGAACTGGAGCAAGCGTTCCCCAAAGATTACAGCGATGTAATGCAGAGAACCAACTCGTATGCAGAGTTGTATCAAGAAAAGCAAGCTCTGCTGGGGCAGACAAAAACTAAAGAAGTAAAAGCACGTCTTAAAACCCTTGATGGTTTGATGGAAAGCATCGTTGAAGAAGACAACCGTGTGCCTAACGAGTTTGCACGGATGCAAAAGGAAAACGCCAAGGTCATCAAGAAGTTACCCAAAGAATTGCAAGCCAAGTATGCGGCTACTGCGTTCACTGTGCCAGAGCCACAGCAGATGGAGATGCGTGCGTTTATTGACCAACCACCACCCATACAACAAACTAATTTATTGGGTCAGCCAATTGAGCAAGAAGCGCCTGCACCAGCCGAGCCTGAGTTTAAAACTGTAAAAACACGAGAAGAAGCGCAAGCTGCCTTGGATGCGCAGAACAGACGCAAAGCACGCGCTGGGCAAGCCGAACGCAACGCCGCCAAAGATGCAGGCCAACTTGGTTTGTTTACGCGGGTTGGTACACCAACCGAACAAGCCGCCGTGGTGGAAGAAAAGCCACCAGTTACCGAACCTGTGGTGAGGCAGAAGCCCACTCCCGAAACAGTTGCGCCTGTCATCACAAGCGAAACGCTTGGCGTGTTGGGTATTGGCCCCACTGCTGTGATGCGCAAGCCCGGTCATGCTATCCAAGGTCTGGACATTACCAAACCAGAAGATGCGGCTGAAGTCAGGAACATGCTGAACATCTATAAGGAAGGTCGCAGCGAAAAGATTACCCAGAAAATTGACGCGTTCCTTGCACGCCCTGAGTTCCAAGGCTTGCCAGCTCCTGCACCCAAACCAACACCCGCACCAAAGGTTGAAGCTGCACCTACGCCAGCGCCTACCGTTGCAGAAGCACCTGCACCCACACCTATAGTGGAAGCTCCTATTGCTGAAGCGCCTGCTGTTGCGCCACCTGCTACTACACCAGAAATTAAACAACCTGCTGAGAAGCGGGCGGCTAACAAAGCGGCACAGCCATCCGCAAAGAAGGTTAAGAAAGAAGAGGCCAAAAATGAAGTTGTACAACCAACTGCTGAGCCTACTCCTGCGCCTACCCCTGCCAAAGCAGTGGAAGCACCGCCTGCTCCTACGCCTCCTAAAGTTGTAAAGAAGACTCCAAAGAAAGTTGAGGCCAAGAAAGAAGAACCCAAGGTTGAACCTAAAAAGGAAGAGCCAAAGGTTGAGCCTAAGAAAGAAGAGCCAAAGGTTGACAAGGCGCTTGAGAAGGCGCGTGAGACTGCCGATGATCTTGACCTCGATCCTGATACAACCAAAACTAAAGTCAAATCATTTGCTAAGCGTTTGCACAAGGCAGGCTTGATCGATGACATCAGTTTGAACGCGGTTGAAAGCATATCCAAAGACAAGGATATGGGTACTCAAGACTTGTTAGATGAAATTAAGTTTGCGCTTGAAGCCTACGAAGGTAAACAAAAAGAAGCACCCGCTAAGCCTGAACCCAAGGTGGAGGCCAAGCCCGAACCAAAAGTTCCGGAGCCACAAAAGGCACAGATTGAAAAGCCGTTCAAACGTTTAACAGAAGATCAGAAGCAGGAACTCGAAGAGTTCTATGGTGAGAAGCGTGACGCCGATGCCTTCTGGGACAAGCTACGTGCTGACGTTATAACGTCAATCAACAAAGGCTCAAAGGCCGTTGCACAAGCGATCCGTGAGATCGTCAATCAGATTGCCGCCGGTGTACTTGCAGTTGGCTTGGTGTTTAACCCCACGGCACTGAACAATCAGTACAACATCAATCTGCCAAAGACGTTCAAAGAAACGATCTCGGTAACTGCGCCTGTACCAGAAGCCGCTAAAGGCAAGATGTCGCCCCTTGCACAGAGCGTGTATGAGGCTATGGCACCCGTTGCCATGAAGACCGGCAAGTGGTTTATGGTTGCCGACAAGCCCAACGGCATGCTGCATATCTTCAAAGAAGATGGTTCACATTTCATATCTGACGCTACCTTGTACGGCAAAGATAAGGGCGATGTACTAGCTAACGTATCTTCGCTTGAGGGCGGTGCAAAGATCACCCCCGCTGGTAAGTTCACACTGAAACAATCTGAAGCTGAATACGCTGGTAAAGTTGCATTGCTTTTGGTTGAATCCCAAGACTCAACAGGCTACATCGCTGTCCATGCAGCAGATGTCAGCACGCCATCTGAGCGCAGGCTCGAGCGTTTGGAAACCCCAACTTCTGCCGATAACCGCATTAGCTACGGCTGTATTAACACCAAGCACGAAACGTTCATCAACGAAATTAAACCTCATATCAATGAGCTTGACGGTGGCCTGATCTTTGTGTTGCCTGACGCAACTGAAAAGACTGCTGAAATGTTCGCGCCTGAGACAAAGGTTGTTGAACGTACAGAAGCCCCTGCCCCCACTGCCAAGACAGAAGGCGCGCGGGAAATTGCAAAAAAAGAAGAAACGCTTGCGGAAACCCAACGCCTGCAGAAACCTGCGGCTGACCTATCTTATGTGGATCGCCCTGTATCTGTTGAGGCTGACTTGCAAGCTAAGCTGCAAGAAGGCGATGTCAAAGGCGCATTGCAGGCTATCCTTAAAGCGCCCAAAGGTGTGTACAACGATCTTGACCGCGCAGTAGCACGTCGCATCTTGTTGTCTAACAAACTGCCAACCATCGAGATGGTAGCTGAAGGCGCCTTGGGTCGAGAAGGTAATAACATTGTTGCCGGTCAATACGATGCGCAAACCGATAAGATTCAGTTGGTCAATGGTTATGCTGGCGCCCACGTACTATTGCACGAGCTTGTACACGGATTCTTACACCGCGCCATTGCCCTACAGGGCGCAGGCAAACTCAACAACGTTGGTATCCGTAACCTGCAAGAGTTGTATGAATACGTAGCTAAGGCCAATCCAAAACTGATTGACGAATACGGCATGACTAACCTCAGTGAATTTGCGTCTGAGGCAATGTCCAATAAAGCCTTCCAAGCTGCGCTGATGGCTATCCCATACCGTCGCAACAGCAACGTGTTCACCGCGTTTGCAAACGCTGTATTGAAGGCACTTGGACTGGCAGCAGATGCTCAACACACTGCGCTTGCATCAGCCATGCTGACTATTGACAGCATCATGACGGAAGGCCGTAAGATTCAAGAATCTTTGACAGGCACAGAAGTTGAAGGTTCACTGCCCGGTATCGCCCCCGTTATGGTAAAAGAGTTGGATGATGCAACTCGCCAATCTATCAAAGATATTCAAGCGCAGTTCCCAGTAGGAGATCAATTAGGGGTTGGTGGTGTTGTTACACAAGCATTGAAGGGCGTGCAGTCAGCCAGAGAAAACTCTGGAATCATGAACACATTCCGTCAAGCAGTGGCTGACAAGTACGCTACGGTTGAAGCCAAAGTATCTACCATGTTCTCTCAGGGCGTGCGAGATTATTTTGGCAACATTAATCCTATGCTGTTGGCACGTCAGGCAGAAGATAGCGCCAAGGTTGTGATGGACTTCTTCCGTGCAGGTGGCGTGCGTTTGACTAAAGATGGTTTGGTGGAATCTTACAAGCAGGGTAAGTCCATGGTGACTGCGCTTCAAAAGGTTTCTGAATATGCTCGTGCAAACAACCTGTCTTACGAAGATGCAAAGAGCGAAGTGTCGACCGTATTGGAAGGCCATCGTTTGCACAATATTAACGAAGAGCACAACAAGCCCTTGGAAGCATCTGCTCTGATCCTTGAACAGCAAGGTAAGAACAAAGAAGCTGATGCTGAGCGCAAGAATAAGATTACTCTGCACATGGATCTGAAGCAGATCGCTACGCTGGAAAAGGCATACCAACAATCCGCTGGTATCAGGGAAATCCAAGACGATCTGAACGCAACTCGTACGCAGGCTGTCGACTTGATGATTGCTACAGGTCGCTTGACTAAAGAGCAAGGTCAGTTTTGGAAAGACAACACTGCATACGTACCGTTCAGCCGCGTGTTTGAAGAAGCCGTACCTAACATGGTGTACCGTGGCAAGGGCTTGGGCGTGCTGAAAAAATTCCCGGGCATGGAAGGCTCGTTGGGCCGCCCTGTTAAAAACGTACTCGACAGCTATGCCAACCGTCTGAGTTGGATGGTAGAAGATTCCATGAAAAACCATGCAGCCGTCAAGCTGCTTGAAACGATGGAGTTGGGTGGCTTCGCACAAGAAGTGCCGACCAAAGATAAGGCCAAGAACCCCAATCTGGTCGTGAGCCTGTACCGTGACGGAAAGCCCGTGTTGTTTGAAGTGCAGAACGAATACGATCTGCTTGCCTTCCAGCAAGCACCTGAGATGATGAATGGCCTGACCAAAGCGTTGGGTGCTACATCTCGCTGGTTGCGTCTATCGATTACTGCAATGCCGCCCTTTGCAATCAAGCAGGTGATTGAAGACGCGCAACGTGCCGCTTTCTATTCTGGTGTGGAGCGCCCATTAGTTGTAGCCATGAAGACTTTATACAACATGCCCCGTGTGTTCTTTGGGGAAGTTACAGGTCGCAAGTCGCCTATGGTCAAACGCATGGAAGAACTTGGTATTGTGGGTGACTATGACTTCAACGTGTATCAGCCTGTAGGTGACATTGAAAAAGAGATTGGCGCAACCAAACGCAACGTAGGGCAGAAGTTGTTTCATCGTCTTGAGCAATTTACCAAAGCCTCTGACTTGGCGGCACGTCTGGCTGTTTACGAAGAAACCATGCGGGATACCAAAGGCGACGAAGTGCTTGCCCAAACCCGTGCACGTGAATTAATTAACTTTAGCCGCCGCGGTTCAAGCTCTGCAATGCGCACTGCCGCACGTGTGATTCCATTCTTTAATGCCTACGCACAAGGCATGGATGTGCTGTACCGATCAGCCACAGGTTTGGATTCTTCGTCTGCCTTAAACCGTGCCGCTGCCCGTAAATTATTCTTAAGCCGTGTGGCCATGATGACTGCGTTGGGTTTTGCATACGCACTTGCCATGAGTGACGATGATGGCTACAAGAACGCAACAGATGATGTACGTGACAACAACTGGATTCTTCCTAATGGTTATAAAATTGGTGTACCAAAAGAACTTGGCTTCTTGTTCAAGTCAATCCCAGAACGTGTGGTTGAGTACTACAACCGCTATGGCACACCAGAAGAGCAACGCTTAACGGAAGCGCTGGGCAGTGTGGTCAAAGGTGCAATGTCTGCGTATGGTTCGCCCAACGTGACACCATCGTTCATCAAGCCAATCCTTGAGAACATGACCAACTATTCGTTCTTCTTGCAACGTGAGTTGGAATCTGCATCGCTCAAGCGTTTAGAACCCGGCCAACGGTTTACTTCTAGCACTTCCGAACTTGCTAAAGCGTTGGGTGAACAAACTAATATATCGCCTATTAAGATTGATAACTTCTTGCGTGGTATGTTTGGTATGGCTGGTTCAACCACACTGCTGGCAACTGACGCTGTGCTGAACCCAACACGCCCTGATCGCCCCTTGTATCAGATGCCATTCGGTAGCTTGTTCTTGTACGACACCATTGGTGGCCGCGCTAAAAACGAGTTCTATGACCTGCAAGAACGCGTCAGCCAAGCCGATGCTACATACAAAAACTTGCTTGAGAAAGACCCTGAAAAAGCACAAACGTATCTTGAGAAAAATGAAGCGTTGATTAGTATTGCACCGACTATCAACAACACATTGCAGCAACTGAGCACACTGCGCAGACTGCGTACCATGTACGAGCAAGGCACTGAAGAAATGCTTGGCATGTCTAGCGCGGAGCGACGTAAATCAATTGACGAAATTCGTGAAGCTGAGAACGAAACGTTATCGTTTGTGCGGGAACTCAATAAATCTTTGGAAGATTAAAAAAACCCCCGGTGTTTAGCCGGGGGTAATCCCAAAGGAGAAAGCAAACTGCAACTTACCGTTGCGGTTCTATTATTACTTAATTCGCCAAACCCGTATACCCCACATGCCATTTTCTATGCGGGGAATTACCTTGACCCTAAAGCCTCGGTTCTCGGCACGCTGGATGATGCTACGCTCCATACGCCCGTGGTTGATACAGGGCAGGAAGAAAGAGGAGCCAAGCCTGAACTTGCGCCACTCAATCTGTACCTGTATGCCCTCAATCTCAAGCGGCTTTTCTATCTTCTGCGTCATCGTTTGGTAGTGCCAACACCGCTTCCGCATCAAACACGTGGCTCATGGTGTCGTCAATTAACAACGCATTAACTGGGGGTGCTGCCATCAGCGTACCTTTTGCCATACGCTTCTTTACAGAATCCACACTAACGCCTGTATTACGCAGGGCGTTCACGGTGTCGTGATAGCTGACCTGATTCTTGGCGCACCATTCTTTGAACTTCTTTTGCACAATGAACAGACGCTTGGTATCAAGCTCATACCGGATTAGCAACTCGCCCCGCGGTTCTCGTACCGGTGCTGCAGGTAATCCATTCTCGCTAGGGTTATCCCTAACCAACAAAATGTTGTTAATGTTGGCCATGACAAACGAACCGATTGCTGTAGCGCCATCTGTTGGGGCAGCTTTAATGTCGCCCTTGTTAGCCTTGAGCATTACCACAAGCCAGTTGAAGATGCGCTTGACGTCAAAGTCAATCAAACCCAGTTGGTTGGCAATCAAGCCGCCCGTGATACCCAGTGCACCGATAGACGACCAGAAGCGTTCACGCTGACCCAAACCTGCCGCTGTATCCAAACGCAACTGCACATCGCGCAGAGTATCCAGAACTTCAGGTAGGTTGTTGACCACATACTTCATGAAGATTTCACCGGCATGGCCATAGTTGGTTGCCAGCTTGCCAAACAACGCATCGGTAAATTCTTTTGAGAATGTCTCGTCACGGCGAATCTTCAACTCAATGATACGCATCATCTCGCCTTCAGGAAATTCCTTTAGGGAAAACAACTTATCGTACAAGCTGCTATTGGATGATGTGATTGCAAGCAAGCGCCAGAACGTATTATTCAAACGCTCAGCGTTGGTCTGTGACTCCATGCGGTTCTTGCCGCGGCCTTGGGTGATAGCGTATGACAACTGCGACACCATTTCATCACGCATGTTGGTGACTTCATCGATCGTTGCAGGTATGTTGTTCAGAACCCCGAAGCGGTGAATCTTGGCGTTGTACGTATCATCGTTCTGAAGTAGTAGGTCGAACGGTTGCCCCCAGATACTATTGATAGCCATCTGCACGGTTGACTTACCTGTGCCAGAGCCGGGACTCATCAGGTTCACAATGCCACCGCGCACTTGAGTAAACGGCATCAGCACCCCACCAAACCCAAGCATGAACGCGAAGGCTTGAGCTTCCATACCGTTGTTGTTATAGAAGTTAACCACAGACTTCCATTCGTCTAGTTCGCCCTTCTTTGACAGCAGCGCACAGGTATGCAAGATTGAACTTGCAGGGGGGCTATACCTTACGCCTGTTGTTGTGATCTCACGATCGCCAAGGATGAAAGTCTTCTCATCCGTCCAACCAAATTGGCTTCTTACTTTTTCAGCTTGTCCCATAACTTGCAATTCCTTTACCCAACGGGAAACATAAAACATTAACTCATCTACAGTCTTACCCAGTACCGCCATGCCCTGCGTTGCGATGGCATCACGAAAGCGATCTTTTGACAACACACTGACCAACGGCACTGAGAACTCACGCACACCATCTTTAGGTAGGTGCAGGCGCATCCATAGAACTTCACCAGCCACAGGGTCATGCATACGCTTGACCACGTAGAAATCATTTTCGTAAATCAACTTATCGTTGCCTTCTTCTTCGGTTTTGTTAGGGTCGCCACGGCGGTAGATGCCACCGTACTTGCCACGAAAAAAGGGGAACGGAAAAGCTGGAATGTTATAGACCCGCACATCTTTTGTGCCAGAGTCAACAGTTGTGATTGTGTTGTCTTCTTCGGTTGCTTCAATGATCTCTTTACCCAACACGATGGGCGAACCAAACTTACCTTTATGCTTGCAGTCTTTGCAACCCCCGGGTCGTAAGTCTTCAAACGTTGCACAGGTATACGGGCCTTTGGTTTCGCCAGCCTTCTTGTCTGTCTCGTAAGAGTTGTAGCTTTCATGTTGGCTCGACATCTCATGAATGGCAGTCTCACGATCTATGCAAAGATGTGCAATGGAAAGCCCCGCACGCCACAAAGGTTCTGCTACTTGCTTCTGGTGCTCAACGATGTGGTTCAGTTGGCCACACCCCTCAACCTTCAGGGCAATAATCTTTTCAAAGCGATACGAATTGTTCTGCCCCATGAGGGCTTTGCTGGTCGCGTCAGACCCAGCGTTCTTGATGTAGTCGGGCACTTCAAAGGGCAACGCGTCAGTAGACTGGCTTGGCTCGGGCGCACCCAGTGCGGCTGCGAAATCAAACAGGTCAACCTTGCCGTCACCACTCATGTACTCCACGGGAAGTGGGGCATCAGGATTTTTGAAGTTGTGTGTAGTTGGCACGCGCAGGATACGCGCCATGTCAGTTGTGCAAGCGGGATCAGCAAATAAGCCGCGTTCAGTGCAAACATTCTTCAAACGCTTGGCCACAGGTAGCCATGTGTTCTTGTCAATACTCTCAGGCAGTACCCAGTACGCATGCACTCCGTTACCAGAGTTGATGCAGATGGGTTGAGGTAGGTTCAGGTCAGCGCAAAACTGTCCCAGTGCCGCCATTGCCAGATCACGTGATGCGTAATCTTTTGTGGGGCCACAGTCCAGATCAAGCCAAAATGCTTTGGCCTTGTATGCGTTGGCGGCTAGCCTACGGGGTGGCGTAATCTCTGGGTCAAACGAAAACATCGCATAGTACGTGTCTGCGTTGGCGTCATAGATATCTTGGATTTCCGTGATGAGAGATGGAATGTCCGATGCAAAACGTGTACGTAACTTTTCCTGCTTAATACCGACCGCGCAGTACTTGCCAGCGTCGGGCAGAACTGCATTTAAAAATTCGGTCAATGTCATAGAGGTAATTCAATTCAGTGGCGGTCGATGTAAGTGAGAATCTTTTTTGCGGTTTCAGGCCGTGGCGAATATTCACCCGTGAACCATGCATACACAGTAATTTTTGTTACCCCTGCAATCTCGGCAACTTTTTTTACTGATATGTTTTTCTTGATACACGCTCGACCAATCTGCACTCCAAGCAACTTACCATCAGCTTTCTTGTTTTTTAGCACGGTGGCTAATGTGTAACCAATCATCGCTGTCTTTCATTAGGTGGGGGTACTAAAGGCTACGGCTGATCGTCACGGGGAACCCCCCGAGTCCGACACCTAATTCCCCCCGATTGGTTTACTCGTCGCCGTCATCAGCCCATGCGTCAAGCACAGAGGCTACGTCTTTGGATTCCGTTTTCTTCACGGCACGTTTGACAGGTTCGTCAACGGCTTCAGCTTTGGCGGCTGGCTTGGGTGCAGGCTCTACAAAAGGAGAAGCCTTGGGTGCATCACCATCAATCTGAGCAACCGTTTGTGTTACAGCGTTCAGCGCATCTGCTGATTCACCTTGAGCTTTGCTCTCGGCCAACTCTTCCACAGACAAGGGGCGCACAGCGCGGAATGTCAACTTAGGTGTTGCACTGGCTGTATCAAAACGCATCTCGGTCACAACGGCTGTCACGGGAATACCATGGCCACCCAAGAACTTGGCGTACTGTTGCAGGGGCATCTTGCCATTCTCACCTGTGCCAAAGATTGACTGGCCGGGCAGTGTCAACTGATACACATCACCAGACAAGTTGTTCTCTAGCGCCACGGCAATACGCTGATTAAAGCGGCAAGCACGGCTGTCGCCCTGACCGGAACCCTTGATGTTCTGCTGGCAGTTCTGGCAGCTAGTGCTTTGTGGATCTTTCACACCTTTATCGGGTGCAACGCCATCAGAAGATGAGCATGAAGGTGCAGAGTTCTGGCCTTCAACGTAAGTGCCTGCATAGTATTGGCGTGATGTTTTTTCAGCAGAGCGCACGATTACCACGTTCATGGCGCGGTCGTCATTCTGTGCAACTTCTTTACCGCCAACAACCATGCGGAATACACCGCCACGGATTGAGATACGCTTGCCATTACCACCGCCACCCATCAGGGCTTTGGTTGTTGCGTCCAGTTCAAGGTTACGCAAGTGAGCGGGGAGAGTGTTACCACCTTGGGAGAAGAGAGCGATGTCAGACATTTGTCGATTCCTTTTTGATAAATGTGTTGATGATTTCTAAATCAATGTTGAAAAATTTGGCAAGGTCACTAGCGAAGAATCGATAGTTCTTACCAACGCGGATAAATGGGATACGCTTCTCAGGGTTTTCTTCCCTAATCAGCGCATGGACAGTTGACGGTGCGACTTGCAAAAGCTTCGCCACCTGCGCCAACGTAAGGGCAGTTTCCAATTTAGCTTCTCCTGACTGTTACAGTATATTGATGATCTACGTTCAATCCTGTCGGCAGTAGATCGGGATTTTCCCGTAGGAACTCTTTCATATTCAACTGCGATATGCGGCGCTCAACTAAGTCAAGCGCATCATGGTCACGTATGAATTTGTGCATTGCGGCCCAGTCGCCTGTCCAGTAGCGTGTTTGCACTGAACGAATCGCTGTGCCGTGGGCCGTCTTGATACTCTCGGCTCCAGTTGCTTTACAAGTCTCAAGCAAGTTTGATTCGACCAAACCCATTTGCTCTTTGATTGCAAGGTCTTCTGCTTCGTACTTCGCTTTGAGGGCGGCA